GAAGAGTTGATTCAATAGCAACTTCATTATCCATCATCCAATTATCAACAACATAGTCAAGGTATGAATCTAGATTTGTCTCTAGAGATTCAGCAATGGAAGTAACTTCTTCCTGCAGCCTTTCTTCATATTCTTCTTCAAGACGAGCCATTTCAACAAGAGTTCTTGCAGTCACGGCTGCTTCGAAAATTGTAGAAGCCTTTTCTCTGAATTCTTCAGATAGATCTTCGCCATCAAACATTTCCTCAACGTCTTCTTTCATTGAAGAAGCTAGTGGGTTGCTCTTATGGTCTAGACGAGGCATTGGATCGGCGGATGATGCGCCGCCAGAACCTGTGGCATAAGAAGCCTTCATGTTCAGAGAGTTTCTGTTTGAAGAATCGTTGGCTGAACCTGGTAGATGAGAAGTTTCCTTGCCGATTAGGTCCATAGCTTCCTTGTACCATTTTGTCAGCTCATCGCTGCTCATAGAATGCATCGCGCCGATGACGCTCTTTAGGTGCTCAACTCTTGATTTTGGATTTTCGTCATTACGAGTGCCAGCATGAAGAGTCGCACCAGCGATTGACTCTTCTTCTAGATTCGCAGCTTTTTTTACTTTATCATGAACTGCCTGTGCGAGAGCTTTGTGTTTGCTGGCTGGTATACCGCTTTTTACTAAAGCTTTTTTATCAAGTTCGGCGTGCACGCTTTCAGGATCAAAATATTCGCCGCCAGAGCCGTGGTCAATTTCATGAGTCGATGTGCCGTTAGGGCCATGGATAGTCACTTTACTACCGTAAGTGCCTTCATCATGGTCAATTTTATACGCTTCGTGTAGTAGTCTTTCGGTCATTTAGTAAGGTCTCCCTTTATAATTCGATTTTGAGAATATTTATAACAACTTGATATTTGATGAAATCACAGAGTTTTCAAAAAAGACTGAAACATGCGTATAGCTTTTTGTTCATCAATCTGCTTGAAATTATTCTTAGCAAATTTCTTTTGCTCTTCGACCATCTCCATAGCTCTCCATCCATGTTTTTCGTCGTATACCCATTCAACGCCTTCCATAATACCCTTTACGTAAGCACCAGGAGCAGAAGGATCGGCGACAATGTCAGCGGCAGTAGCTAGATGGTAATCTGGCTGAACGACCATGACTCCATTTTCTGACTTTAGGGATCCCATACCACGAGAAGAAACGCCAAGATTTGCACCAGAATCAAGAAGACCTTTAGCGATATTTCCCATTGGAGTATCGGTCAGCCTGGCCTTACCAATAAAATAATTTGTGTTACCGTCTCTTTGTAAATCAACAACAAGATGCGATACACGGTCTAGATTGATTTGTGGGCCTTGTGGATGTCCCAGTTCTCCATATCCACGATTTGTTTTGATATGATCACCAACGTATTTATCGACAGCGTTTTGCATTACAGACAGCGGATACATTCTTCCGTTTTTATTTACGTCTTCCGCAACAAGAAAACGACCATGAATGTGATGATGCTTTTTTCCAGTTGCTTCGTTGAGTTCCGTAGAATATTCTACATTCTCGTTGAGTTCTGTGATCAGCTTCATTGTCGTTGTTTCCTTAATTGGTGAACGCAACAGGAGCAGCTTTTACGTCAGAGCCAGTATCAATAAGCAAAGTATCATCAACAAGTTTTTGTATCACAAAATCGCCAGTGGGATAAATGATTGTAAATGATGACTTTGTTGAACCGTTTGCCCATTTTTGCGTAACAACATGTGCTGATGCGGTGGTGTTGGCAAAATGAACCAATCTGACCAATGTTGATCCATACACAGTATTAGCAACAGTGTTCGAAAGAACAATTTCTTGATTTAGAAATTTATAAAGAATTGACATTATATATTTCTCCCTGTATTTACGTCTGCCGAGAAACTTGGATAAGATAGATTGATGCCACCTTCATATGGAGTACCATCTTCTTTTTCTTCTGGCTTATCATGATCGCCATAGACCATATAGTCATGAACACTAGAGACAAGTTCTTTTGCCTGTGCGATTTTAGCCTGTACCCATGGCTCTACATGCATGCCGTCTGGCATTGTCATGGTAAGGTGCATAGCCTTGTTTGATAGAGCACGTAGCTCTGTTTTGACCATATCAGCACCACTATCGTCATCACCCTGTAGCAAAGGCATTGCCAAGTCTTCGTTGGTGTTTCTAGACTTTTCAGGATGCATGCCATAATATGCGCCGAGGGCCATCTTGATACGTTCTTGCTTTGACTTACCAGCAAATTTTGGATTGGATGAATGCACGAAATCATGAATTACGTCATCTACTGATGTTGCTTTATTAAGCACTTCATCAATCTGAGTTTCTTCTCTGAAAAGGTGCGATAAACTTTTATGGTGCGCTGCGCTTGAATGATAGCCAAGTTTTCTAAGATGTTCTGCCGCCGCTGCTCTTGTTAATCTAGAAGACCCCATGTTAGCTCTGAGAGCATCAATAGCATTCATTTCTCTGTCATATGAAATTGACTCTGACTGAGTTTTGAATTTTTTTTCTTGGTCCGCATTAATACGATCCCACATTCCTGCATTATATTCTCGAGCTGCTTTGACATTATCAGCTGCATTATTTTTGGGCACCAGGTTACGAAGAGTATTGCCTATTTTTTTAGCAGAGTCGGATACCACGCCTTCGGTTACTTTTTTGTCAACAAGTAATTTTTTACCGCCATAACAGTTTTTCATGCCGTGCACTTCGCACATAACACCAGCTGGCGTTTCATTGCACATGGATGATTCATAGACTTTTTTGTCTTCACCACGTTTGCGGCCATGACGTTTTTCGTCGGTAAAATTCAGATCGTATTTTTCTTGAGGCTGAGTGTATGGATGATCCACATTACCAACGCGATCAGCATGTTTTTCAACGCTATGTGCAGCAATCCATTTACGCTCGTCGCCAGGTTTTGGCGCATAATCTACGCCAGGATCAGTGCCAGTTTCTCCAGGCGCTGTTTTTGAAGGTCTTACGCCTGCGATATTATTGTGCGCTTGGTTCAGAAGCTTCATAAGCTCCGGGTTTTCTTTTGGAGTAATATCTCGAAGCGATTTAACCATGTTCGTATTCTTCCTCTGAATCTTCTTCTACTGACGGGCGAAACATGGTCTGAGCGATTTCAAGCTTTCTGTCATCAACTGCTGCTTCAAGTTTATTCTGTAGAATTGAAGAGAAAACCGCTTCAAAATCTAAAGGCTTCTGGTTTGAGCTGAAGTTAATAAGGTCGGCGAGCCTATATTCAATTTCCGTCATTTCTATTTCCTTTATTTATTCTTTGTCAAAATCTGGACTGCTGATTTGTACTTAGCTTCGTCTTGTATAGAACGTTTTTTCTTCGGACCGATGGTATCAACTATTGCCTGAGCGTCACGAATTTTTTTGTTTTCTTCGTCTGTGGCTGGAGTCGCGTCCGTGTCTTCATCAGATGCCACTGGTTTAATTGCCGTATCATCTTGCGGTTGATCGGGTAATGGTTGTGGTTGCACTGGATTTCCATCAGCGTCATGTAATGGCGCCCAGCGAGGATCATCTTGTTCTTCCTCGATCTGCTTATCCATTTCTTCGATCATATCATCCTGTTGCTGAAGGATGTTTTTGCGAGCCCATTCATGTGAATAATATTTACCGAGCATATCCTGGGCATTACGCATGAGATTGATGCGATTTTCGAGCATCTCAGCATCTTTGAGCTCGGTGAAATAATTGTCTTTGGCGAAATCGAACTTAACATCCTGTGCGATATTCTGCCAATCTTCAATAGTCATAATCCCCTTAAGGACCAGTTGTTTTTCAAGAAGGGAAATAAACAGCCCCGAGAAACGTCCACGAAGACGAGAAATATATCTGGAGAATTTCAATTCATCACGAGTAACTTCTGTTGCTCTACCAAGCGAAAATAGAGCATCTGAGTTTAAGCGATTGACAGGCACATTCAACGTTTGATACATTTTTTTCTGAAAATATAATACGTCATCCATTTCACCAAGAGTCTGGCCGCCAGGAAGTGTGGTTACTTCAGTTCCGCGACCACCTTCACGGCGAGGTAGCCAGTAATCTTCCAGCATAGTGTTTTTTGTATATACGCCAGCATCCAACAGATAAGTGTGATGGCTGTGGTAAGTTTCTTCCAAATCTACCGTGATACAACCAACA